GAAGGAACCCCGTACCTGTTTTTCTCTCCCTAAGGCGCAAGCGCCGCAGATCCCGCTCGAGCACTACGGATCGCGGCTACGGCCCTGGGCATCAGGCGCTTCGCCGCCGATGGGCTCGCGTCGTTGCAGGGGGTGTGGTCAAATGCGCCCGCTGTGGGTTGCCGATCGCGCCCGTGCAGGAGTGGGATCTCGATCACAAGGACGACCGCCGCGGCTACCTCGGTCCGTCGCACCGGCTCAAGAAGGACTGCCCCGCCGGCGGGAATCGCTCGACGTCTACTCCGCGAAAGCAGAGCCGTCGCTGGTGAGTACGCTCGAGATCGTCCGTCCCCGCATTCACTGGGTACCGGAGGCGCACGACTCACTAGGTGACGAGGCAGTCGAGTTCGCCCGTCGCATCGGTCTAACCCTCGACCCCGAGCAGGAACTCGTCCTGCGCGACTCCCTCGGTACTCGGGAGGATGGTCGCTGGCAGACGCGCGAGATCGGCCTGCACGTCCCGCGGCAGAACGGCAAGGGCGAGATCCTGATCGCCCGCCAGTTGTTCGGGCTGTTCGAGCTCGGTGAGCGCAAGGTCATCCACACCGCTCACGAGTTTAAGACTTCGGCAGACCACTTCAACCGCATCGCCGCGGTCATCGAGGACTGCCCCGAGCTCATGGCGCAGGTCAAGCGAAAGCACACGGGCATGGTCATCGGCTTTCGCTACTCGCACGGCGAGGAATCCGTCACCTTGCAAGACGGCCGCAAGATCGAGTTCCGCACCCGAACGAAGTCGGGTATGCGCGGATTCCAGGGCGTCGATCTCCTGATGCTCGACGAGGCCATGATCATCTCGGAGTCGCAGCACTCCTCGTCGCTGCCGACCATCCGCGCGTCCAAGGCGCCTCGAGGCCCGCAGGTCTGGTACACGGGCTCGGCGGTCGATCAGGAGATGCACGACCACGGCGTCGTGTGGACGCGGGTTCGCGAGCGGGGTATTGCTGCGGAGGATCACGAGCTCGCCTACTTCGAGTGGTCGCTCGACTTCGAGCACCCCGACGACGTGCCGGACTCGGTGGCCGATGACCCGTCGTACTGGGCCCAGGTCAACTTTGCGATGGCGCACGGGCGCATCCTCGAGGAGCACATGGCCTGGGAGCGCCGTGCCATGTCGGATCGCGGGTTCAAGGTCGAGCTCCTCGGCGTTGGCGACCCGCCGTCGACAGACGGTTCCGCAGACGTCCTCATCTCGCAGGAGCACTGGGCGGCGGTATGCGATCCCGACGCGGTGCTGCTCGACCCGATCTCGGTGAGCTTCGACATCTCGCCCGAGCGCAACTCCGCGATTCTCGCCGCCGGTCGTTCGGACAAGGGCCAGTGGATGGTCGAGGTCGTGGCCGTGAACGCCGCCACGGGCTGGGTCCAAGGGCGCCTCGAGGAGCTCTACCTCAAGCACGAGATCGCGGAAGTGGTCTGCGACGGCTTCGGACCAGCAGCGGCAATCGCAAACCGGATGGACGAGGCCGGCATCACCGTGAAGCGCCTCGACTCCGGTGACTACGGCAAGGCGTGCGGATTCTTCGTGGACGCCGTGGGCGAGCGCACCCTGCGGCACCTGGGACAGCCCGAGCTCGACGCTGCCATTCGTGGCGCGAAGGCTCGTCCGCTCGTCGACCGCTGGGCGTGGAGCCGAACGAAGTCCACGGTCAACATCTCGCCCCTGGTCGCCGCCACGCTCGCGCTGTGGTCGGCGCAGGAGAACGACGTCGGAGAAGTGGCGATCTTCTAGTGGGTTTTCTGCGCGACACCTTCGGCCTGAATCGCGAGTCCGTCCAGCGCGACGAGCCCGTGCCGCTCGAGGGCACCCGCATGGATCTCTTCAACTCGATCATCCCCGCGTGGCAGGCGGACACCTACGGGACGTCGTGGTACGGAGACCAGCGGCTCGCGGAGAAGGTCTGGGTGACGGCCACTTGCCAGGACTTGAACGCCTCGCAGATCAGCGCGATGGCGCTCGAATGGCACGGCCCACCCGGAACGCAGGAGCCGGCGTGGGTGTCGTCGCCCGACCTGGCGCAGTTCCCGAACGGCATCGGTGACGCCATGTACGCGATCTGCGACCAGATCGACGGCTGGGGCTGGTCACTGCAGTACGTCACGGACTACTACGCGGACGGCTATCCCCGAAGGTTCACGGTCATTCCGAGCTCGTCCTGCGAACCCCGCTTCGACGAGATGGGTAGACGTGAGTACAAGTTGGGAGATCGGACGCTCGACCCGTCCAGGGTGGTGCAGATTGACCGCAACCCCACTACGGCAGCACATGGCACCAGCGCGATCCGGGCATACGCGCAGGCCGCGTACTCGCTGCTCGCCGCCGGCAACCAGTCGCAGTCGGTGTCGACGGGCGGCATCCCGGCCACCGTGCTCAAGTCGCAGCGCAAGCTCACGAAAGAGCAGGCCGAGGCGCTGCAGACGCAGTGGATGACGGCTACGTCGAATCGCAACGGGGCGCCGCCGGTTCTGCCGCCCGAGCTCGAGTTCGAGGTGTTGTCCGTCAACCCTGCCGACCTCGCACTTCTCGACACGCAGGAGTGGAACGCTCGCGTCCTGGCGACCGCCTACGGCGTCCCCTCGGTCATCTTGAACATGGCGCTGACCGGCGGGCTCACCTACCAGAACCCGCTCGCGCTCATGCAGATGTGGTGGCTGACGCGACTTCGTACGCGGTCGAAGCGCATCGTGGACGCCTTCACCGCCCAGATGCTCCCGCGCGGCCAATGGGTGTCGCAGGACGCCTCGGACGTCACGGTCGAGGGATCCATCGAGGCAGAGGACGACCCGCAGCTCTCGGAGGCAGAGCCGCCCACGGTGGCTGCCGCATCGCCGGGGCCGCGACTCACAGCGATCGGAGGCCAGGCATGAGTCACAGCGTCATGGATCAACTGAACCGCAACGAAGAAGCACGGGAGATCGAGGAGGCGCTGCTGGTTCGCGAGTTCGTCGCCGCCGACCTTGAAGTCAAGGGCCGCACGGTCGACGTGCGGGTCGTTCCCTTCGAGGAGGTCGCGACCGTCTCGGATCCGCCGTACGACCGGACGTACCGCGAGCAGTGGATGCCGGGGGTATTCGACCACCAGCTCAAGGCGGCGAATCACATTCAGGCGAGGTACGGCCACTCCCCACACATCATCGACGTGGTGGGGCGCGGTATCTCACTGAGGCACGAGTCGGACGGGTACCACATCTCGACCAAGATCTTCGAGACGCCCGGAGGCGACACGGCGCTAGAGCTTCTGCGAGACGGATCGCTGCCTTCGGTATCCCTCGAGGCGCAGCCTAGGCCGAACGGATCGCGCAGAAGCGCCGACGGAATCGTCAAACGCTTTAAGGCAAACCTCACCGGATTTGCATTCTGTCGACAGGGTGCCTTTGTGGGTGCTCAGGTTCTCGCCATTCGCGAGGCGATGATCGTCGACGAGATCGACGAGGATCTTCTCCCCGTCGACATCGACCCCGAGCGCGTGGAGCGGCTCCGCGCTCAGGGCATCGTTCTGCCGAGTCGCTATCAGGCGCACCCCGCAGACACGGGCACCCCTGCAGAGGCAGGCACCCCCGACGATGACGGCACCCGCCAGACCGAAGTTACTACGTCATCGGAGGAATAGAGATGAACGAGTCACAGGCGGAGCGAACCCTGCAGCTCAGGGTCGACGCCCGCGAAGACGTACACGGAAAGCAGGAGCAGCTTCTGCGGGAGCTCGACGGCGGAACGCCGAACCCGCAGCAGGCAGACCAGCTTAAGAAGTACCGAGACGATCTCGTGTACTTCGACGGCGAGATCGAGACGTGGTCGGAGCAGGTCGACTCGAACACGAAGGCACGCGAGAAGTCCGAGCAGATCCGCCGGGCGGCACTCGCCGCTCGCGGTGCGGACGTCGACGTGGACGATGACGGTGTCGTGTATCGCACGATGTCGGCATACGCCCGCGACATCCTGATGACGCACGGCGACCGGCACGTTCGCGCTCAGGTCGAGGCGAACCTGTCGTCCGACGAGATCAAGCGGGCCGGCGAGCGGATGGCGGCTCTCGAGCGGATCCCGGCCACCACGCTCACGTCCGACCTGGCGGGGCTCAATCCGCCGCAGCACATCGCGCAGATCTTCCAGGTCATCCAGACCGAGCGGCCGCTCGTCAACGCCGCGGGAGTGAAGGCGAACCTCAACAAGGGCACGGTCACGTATCCGCAGGTCGACGCGACTCCGGTCGTGGCGGTTCAGGAGACGCAGAAGACCGAGGCCGGCAACACGGGCATGGACATCTCGATGGTTACGGCGACGGCGAGCACCTACCTCGGTGGGGGCAACCTGTCCTGGCAGGCGATCGAGTGGTCCGACCCGAACGCGTTCGACCTGTGGTTCCGGTATGCCGCAGCGGACTACGCGCTCAAGACGGAGACGGACGCGGCCACGGTCGTGTCGGCTTCGGCGTTCCTCAACAACGCCGCGACGGTGCTTGGAGCGACTCCGACCTACGTCGAGCTCATGGCGGCGATCGGATCAGGTGGCTCCGAGGTCTACACCAACTCGGGCCGATTGGCGAACGCGGTCATCGCTGCACCGGACCGCTACTGGTACATCATGGGACTCGCGACGGCCTCGCCGTTCGGGTTCGGCGGAGGGTCGGGCGGCATCACGCTCTCGTCCGATCGTCCGGCCCTGCGGGTCATCGTGTCTCGCGGACTGAACGCCGGCGAGATCATCGTCGGTGACATGGACGGGCTGCTCGTGGCTGAGACGGCCGGTGCGCCGGTTCGGATGTTCGTGTCCGAGCCTGCCATCGCCGGCGTCGAGGTCGGGCTCGTCGGTGCGTTCGAGGCTGCTGTCGTCGACGACGGGGCGTTCGCGCTCATCACGACGGCCAGCTAGATCGGCCAAGCGTGGGGGAAGGGCGGGCTTAGGTCCGTCCTTCCTCCACCACCTTCACATGGCATACGCAGACACAGACGAGCTCTTCCGCATCCTCAAGATCCGCACGCCCTCCACCGAGCAGACGGCGGCTGCGGAGCGGGTGTTGGAGACGGCAGCGGGCGAGATAGACGCCGAGCTGGACTTGGCTTCGACGGACAATCTCGAAGCCTGGCAGCTCGAGCTCGTGACGACCGTGAACCTCGAGCGAGCCGCCGAGCATTGGGCGCAGCAGGAGATCCAGTTCGGCCTCGTGTTCTCAGGCGACGCGGCTCTCGGTGGCGGCGCGGAACGGCTCGCCCGTGACACCTGGGAGCGCCACGCGTTGAAGCTCGCGCCGGCCAAGCGCCAGTGGGGGATTGCGTGAGTGGACTGGTCGACGTCCTCGACGAGATCCAGTCAGTCATTGAGACGGCCTACGCTGGTGGCGACCTGGACGTTCAGGTGGAGCGGCGTTTCCTCTTCACCCCGACACCGCCCGCGGTCGACATCTACCCAGGCGACCCGTCCCGCGACGACTCGACAGCGAACTTTGACGACGAGCTCGGTAACGCCGGCTACCGGATCACCGTTCGTACGCGGATTGCGACCGGCGACTACGGAGCAGCGTATGACTGGCTACTCGAGACGATGGACGAGGAATCGGATCTTTGTCTGCCGCTCCTGTTCGTTGACGAGTCGCTCAATGGGCTCGCAATGGATCTAGACGTGAGAGATGCGTCCGGGCTTCGTGCCTACGAGGATGTCCCCGGCGCAGGCGCCTACCTAGGATGGCAGTTCACCCTTCTCGTCCTGGCGGCGAAGTCGTGACGACGATGACGGCCACGCTGCCCGTATCGCTCGAGGTCGACTGCCCGCATCCGATCTGCCGGCGCTTCGTGGAGCCGCTGTACGAGCAGATGTCGTCCGGCAAGTTCGACGAGATGGCGGCGATGCCGCTGATGTCGGCGGAGGACTGGTACGGCCGACACCGTACGGCGCGAAAGCGGGCGCTGCGCTGCGAGGCTCGCGGCTACACCTTCGCGCAGATCAAGCGGGAGCTCTACTCCGACGAACTGCACGAGATCAACACCTCGACGGACCGTCGTCAGGGGCGCCCGATGTCGGAGTCGTACACGAGGCACTACCAGTACGCCCGGCTTCCGAAGTATCCCTGCGAACGGCATCAGGTCAGGACGTACGGCGTGAAGGCGCCCGACGGGAAGCTCGTCGCCTACCTGTGGCTTTACGTCGCCGGCCAGCTCCGGCTGTGCTCGACGATCATCGGCCACGCGGCGCACCTCGAGAACGAGATCATGTACCTGCTCTTTCGCGGCATGGTCGAGACCGAGTACGAGCGTGACCCGGACGGCGTGGTCATGTACCACCGCTGGGACAACGGCACCGATGGGCTGCGTTTCTACAAGGAGCGCGTGGGGCTCGGGCCAACACTGGTGGAGTGGCTCC